CAAACTAAGTGGAGAAACCCACGTTATGAGTTTATTTTAAGTCACAACCCCGACCAAGTTGGAGACTATCCAACAGATGACACCTTTCATAAAGATATATTGAGGTGGGTTCCTTTTTGGGCAGCCGTAACCCCAGAAGGATATAGCACACTTATAATTACCCCATCACACAGACCAGACCTGCCATTTATGACTATGACTGGGATTATTGATACGGACGGCATGCCGTCAGCTGGGGCGTTGCCATTTCACATTAAAAAAGGTTATAAAGGCATTATTAAACGCGGAACCCCAATTGCTCAGGCAATACCTTTTAAAAGAGAGTCTTGGGAGTCTGAAATTATGGAAGAAAGAAGTCAAGAAGTACGTGATAGATTAAATCTGATAAACTCCACATTCTCGGGAATGTATCAAGACCATATGTGGGAGAAAAAGAACTATAAATGAGTAAGATATCAGAAAGATTTCGCAATAGCGAAAAAGGTAAAAGCCTTCCGCCACCAGTAAGGCCGTGGCATATGCTAAAGACGTCAGAACCTAGAGCTACCGATGAGGTTGCCGCAAGTAGGCTTAGTATCTGTCGAGAATGCCCAGAACTTATTGGGTTAACTAATCAGTGCAAAAAATGCGGTTGCGTTATGAATTTAAAGGTAAAACTTGCTAAAGCCTGGTGTCCGTTACATAAGTGGATGAACACCGATGACCTTGAGGAGTCAAATGAACAATCCCAAGATACTAGTAAGCATAGCTAGTTATAAAGACCCCGAGTTTTATGCAACTGTAAAGTCTCTTTGGGAAACAGCAGAGTTTAAAGACTCACTTGTGTTTTCCCTTGTAGATGAGGATGACGAACCAAAAGACTTTTCTTTTATACCCGAGTCTAATTTAATCTACAGGTATTATCCAGCAACTGAGTATTACGGCGGCCTGTGCTGGGCTAGAAATCTAGCTACACAAGTAGATTTTGATTACGATTATTTTATTCAGTTTGACTCCCACTCAAGGGGAAGACCTGGCTGGGACAAAAGAGGGTTATCAAACTATTTATATTTAACAGCTGCTTTCCCAGAAGAAAAAGTCATGGTCTGTTATGCTCCTCCATCCTACTCTACGGTAGATGGAGTAGATGTTTGGGGAATCTGGGAAGACGAGACCCTGTTTGGTAGACGTGCCACGCATTACAGCAGTTTGGCTCCTGGATATGAGTTCCCTGGTTACGCTGGTCTTCGCGGCACTGAAATTGCCAAAACTTATTGGACTACCTGCATGTACATATTTGCTCCAAAAGCTTGGGTAGATGAAGTTGGGGTTGATGGTGCGGGTTCTTTTAATACTGAGGAGTTTAATCAATCACTTAGAACATTTGCTAAAGGATGGTCTGTCTATGCGGTTGGCGCTAAGGATGTATTTCACCAACACCATGACGCCCCTCTAAGAGATGAGACAAAGAGGGTTAGAAGGCCGTGGGGAGACAGTAGAAGCGACGCTTACTGGAAACATGTAGTTGAGGCTACAAATCATTTAGGCAGGATTTTAAAGGGCTTAGAAGATGTGCCCCTACAAAAGGTAGAGGAGTTTTTTGAGGTAACTGGTATGGATAAAGTTTGGATGTCTATATCAGGAGACTATTATAAAAGCGTAAGCATGGACTTCATAAAGTATCGCGGTGTTCCTCCACACCCTTCTAGAAAAGGCATGCCGCCTCATCCCTCTGATGAGTAGTTAGCCCTGACAAGCCGTAAATACTCTTAGACAATAGGAAAGGCGCCCCCGATATCAGGCGTTCACTACCACTCTAGAGAATAGGTACAACATGTCAGTAGACTCTTCAGGTCGACAGGCCGTTGATTTTGTATGGGGCAATATCCCTATGCAACCAAACGACGACCGAGCAGCGACCATTACAAACACAGGCGGCTCTACGGGCGACTATGGTTGGGCTCAAACCACCAAAGTTGCAAGCGCTCGTCTAAACCCTGCTGTAGATAACCACTCAAATGTTGAGGCTGGTTGGGCTGGATACCCTTCATTTATTCCAGCTGCAGGTAACTATATGGTTACCGAAGCTTCAGGAAATGGAACAACTGTTACCTACAAAGCACAGAATAAGCTTGCCGCTGGTGACGTCGTAAACATTACTGGGCTTACAGCATCTTCATACAATCTTTCAAGCGCAACTGTAGCAAGCGCTAACGCCCTACAGTTTACAGTTACTAATGCAGCTAACGGCGGCCTTATTACAGGTCAGCGCGGCAAGGTTGAGTCAACAACTGCTGTTTCAGCAGCTGATGGCGTAGGTCTTGGAAACATCATCGTTCCTGACGTTCTTGGTATGACAACAGCAGTAGCTTTGGATGCCCTACAGGACGCTGGTTACGAGCTAGCTAATATCACTACAGCTACAGCAGCTACAAACGCTGCAGGCGTTGTAACAGCAGCTTCTCGTACAGCAGGTTCTGGCGTTACAACAATCACAGACTCATCACACGGATTTGTTACTGGTAACAAGGTCACAATCTCATCTGTTGATGCTTCTGTTAACGGAACATATACCATCACCAAACTCACCGACAACACCTTCACAGTCACAACCACAGCAACTACAGCATTGGCTCTTACAGGCATTACTGGAGCAGTTGTGGCAGTTGCTGGAACAATCAAGGCTCAGTCAACAGCTGCAGCCGCTGCTGGTGTTGCTACAACCGCAACAATTACTATCACCCCTTGGGCTGCTGCTTCCTAATAGCGCCCAACAAAAAAGCCCCCCGCGTTCTGCAGGGGGCTTTTTTCTTTTAAACTAGTCTATTGTCGGAAACTCCTTATAGAAGTTTTCGAATCTTTCTCCATTTGTCTGGCCTGGGTACACCTTCCACGATGTCCAGTCCTGTCCTTGATTTGACATGTAGTACGCAATCTTTGCGTTTGCTACAGGGTCAAGGAGGTCTTTGTTAGATTTTAGGTTGAATTTTTCTCGCCTATCCGCTCCTAGGTCACCAAGCATATTGATTTGGAAGACGCCATATGAGTTGTCTCCCGTGTTCGTATTGTCGTTGTGGGCAATAGGTCGGCCATTGGATTCTTTCATCGCAACAGCCCAAGCAGTCCTGAGGGCCTTTCCCTCAAACCCGACCGCTTGAAGCAGGTCTTTAAGTTCACCTTTGTCTAATGACTTGGCGTCCTTAAACTTAGCCAACGGGTCAACAACTACGACTTGTGGTCGCACTGTTTCTTGGGTAACCGTTTCTGCTCTTGCTGCTGCAAGTACAACAGGGCTCCCAATCAATACCATGACATAGGCCACGATAATTGCCAGCTGGCTTGTTTGCTCTTTGCTGATATTAAGCATTTGATTGCTCCTCTCAGTAGTGGCAAAAGGCTCCATTACTGGAGCCTTTCAAGGTCTAGACTGCCACAGAGTTACAGCCACGGTCAAGTTAAGCCACGCTTAGAAAAAATATTTTTTTTACGCTGACATAAAGAAAATCTCAGTATTTAATATAAATACGGTATTTCTGCATTTTATTGCTACACGGACGACATACATGCGTATTCTATATTTAACTATCAAAGGAATTTATGCAGATGTCGTTAATGGATTGGGCAGCTACTCTAGCTAGCTTATCCGCATTTGGCGCCGCACTTGTCGCAGCCACATCGTGGGTATTAAGAAACTACCTAAAAAATTACGTCCACGAGTTGAAGCCCAATGGGGGCTCCTCGATGAAGGACACCATTAATAAGATTCACGCAGAGCTAACCGACCTACGGATATCTGTAGCCCGTCTAGAGGGCCGTTTTACCCAGCACCTAGAAGACGGAAAAGAGTAATTTAGCCTGACATTACATTTCTCCTGAGGCACACTAGTAGTTGACTTAAAAGGAGATTTTCATGGCAGAACAAGGTACCGCCGCTAGACTTGTAGAAGTTGCTCTAGCCGAGGTTGGATACATCGAAGGTCCAAAGGACAACGAGACCAAATACGGTAAATTTACTAAAGCCAATTATCAGCCATGGTGCGGCAGCTTTGTTATGTGGTGCGCCAACGAAGCTGGCGTAAAAGTTCCAAATACTGTTTATACCCCAGCGGGCGCTGCGTCTTTTAAAAAGTCTGGCCGCTGGTTTGAAGATAATCCACAGCCTGGAGACATCGTTTATTTTGATTTCCCAGCAGATGGCGTCGATAGAATTTCACACGTTGGTATCGTTGTAAAAGACAACGGAGATGGAACTGTAACCTGCGTAGAAGGAAATACCGCAGGAGACCCTAAGGGTAATCAGCGCAATGGCGGCGAATGTTGCAAAAAGATTCGCGCTTATAAAAAGAACAACGCTAAAAAACTAACAGTTGGAATTGTTGGTTTTGGTCGTCCTAAATTTGCTGGAAGTACCGCTGCTGCGCCAGCAACAGAAGCAAACGTCTGTCCTACTTGCAAGCAGTCAATTCGATAAGGAGCTAAATATGAACAAAGCAGTTTTGGAATCCTACGCACGTAACTTGCTTGGTCAAGTTATTGGTGCAGTAATGATTGTTATGCAAACTAGTGGTGCAGCAACCCCGCTAGCTTTTGGAGCTTCAGAGTGGCTTTTAGTAGCTAATGCTCTTTGGGCATCTTTAGTGCCAGTCGCACTTCGTTGGGTAAACAAGAAAGACCCAGCATTTGGCCGCGTTGCAGACGCCGCTGCTGCTGAAATTACTAAGAAAATTGCAGCTGAAATTAAAAAATCAGCTAAGAAGAAGTAAGGAAAGCAAACATGGCATCAAAAGTACAATGCGATAATTGCGATAAGTCAGCAACCTATACTTGCGCTGACCCTGGAGTAAACGCTGTTAACTACTGCACTGACTGTCTACCATCATGGTTGGTAGAAAGAGCAGAGGCTGGTCACTTTCCACTAGTCGAGCAGATACCTGGGACTGAAAAGCCACGTAAAAAAGCTGAAGTAAAAGAAGAAGCAACTTCGGCAGATGAAGGTAATTAGAAGACAAGCTGTACAGGTTCACCCCGTCCCAGACAGGATAATGGAACCACAAGGCCCTTTTCCTAAAGAGCTTTTTAGAGAACAGCGTATAGTCACTGACTATCAGCCTGCCTATGGCGAAGACGGCGCAGACGTGCCCGTAGGCGGCACCGTACAAAATAATTATGAGCGTGTTATGCGCTGTTCTCGTTGTTTTGAAAAAGTGCTACAGTCTGAGACTAAAGACCATATCTGCAAGGACGTAGACGAAGATGCCGAAGAAGTACAAGAGTTATAACAACCCTAATTACTTTAGGCGTGCTGCTGACCAATCTAATAGGGTATTAAACCTATCTCAAGCATTTGCTGAAAAACTTGGTGTTGAATCACCAATTGATAAGGCGTTCTCTGCCGCTATCCCTATGGAGATATCTCAAGGATTTAGACAAGTAACAGCAAACACTTCTAACCCATCTCGTCCAAGAGCGCAGGCTATTGCGTACAACTCCGAGACTAACACCCTGTATGTTGTGTTTAGAGATGGAACTTGGTGGGAGTATAGAAACTGTCCTGCCATTCATTGGCAAAACTTACAAACAACAGATTCAACAGGTAAATATCTTAGAGAAAGCGGATTAGACGCTTGGCCAGATATGGG